GATCATCCTGAGGCGCCGCCGCCGTCGGTGGAAATGTTGTTCGGGTCAACGCCGTACATCGGATCCCCAGGCTCGCGCCCCCAGGCATCGCGCTGCATTGCGCCGTCGACGATGCCGCCGCGTGGTGTCGGCGACGGTGCGGGCGTAGGAGTTGGCGCCGCTGGTGCGGGTGTCGGAGACGGCGGGGGAGCTGCATTACCGCCAGGTGTGATCGGCCTGGACGTGCCGCCAGGGGCAGACATGCCTGGCAGCGTCGTGTTGTAGAACGTCGAGCCCCACTGCAGCGTGCTGTTGGCGTTGGCGATGATGTTGTCGATCGCGCCCCGCTTGGCGTCAGGTGTCAAGTTGCCGTCGGCCATGATGGCGTTGATCGCAGAGCTGGTGTTGGCCGTGATGTTGGCCGCGAAGGTGCCGGAGACATTGGACTGCGACAGGTTGTTGGCCAGCCTGGTCATGGCCTCCTGATGCGTGCGGTCCAGGTTGGCCTGCGTAGCCTGGAAGCTCTGTCGCGCAGTTTCCAGAGTCTGCTGCTGAGCGCGGTCGAGCGCACGCTCGCCAGACTCAAAGGTCCGGCCGGCGACGTTCTCGGTTCGCTGGAACTCTTGCCTCGCCGTCTCAAGTGCTTGTTGCGCCGAGATGTTGCGGTCGGTCAGCATGATCTGCTGGGCGCGATCCTTCTCGTTCTGCGTAGCTTGGAAGGTCTGAGCTGCCGATGCCAATTCCGCTTGCTGGGTGCGGTCGAGCGCACGCTGCGCGGCCTCAAACGTGCGACCCGCCAAGTTTTCTGCGCCCGTGAACTGTTGCTGCGACGTCTGCAGCTCACGCTGCAATGATCGATCCATCCCAGACTGGCTGCTCTGGAATGTTTGCTGGTTAGTCTGCAGCGTAGCCTGCAGCGCCCGGTCCAGGCCGTTTTCAGCGGACTGAAACCTCTGCTGTGCCTGCTGCAGGTCCTTCTGAGCGGCCATGCTTTGCTCTTGCAGGAAGCGCTGCTGAGCCCTGTCAAGATTGTTTTGCGCACCAGTGAATTCCTGCTGAGACTGCAGAAGGCCAAACTTGTTCTGCTCGCCAGCATTGAACATGCCGACCTCGTTGACGTACCTCTGGTTCGCCAATGCCTGGTTACTGTAGGTCTGCGCATCCTGCTGCGCGATCGGCGTGATGCGGTCAATCATGGCCGCCACGCCAGCGCCTTGCGCCATGGAGCTGTTGACCAGTCCACGCTGGTTCATGTTCTGCAGCGCCAGCGTGCGCGCACGCTGCATCAGCGGACTATCCTTGGCCAGCAAAGATTCCACTTGTGCAGCCGCGGTCTCGTTCGGGCGATCGACCTGACGTTGTTGAGCCTCAAACTGCGCGGCTTGCATCGTCGGCAGTGGAGTGCTGGTCATGGCTTCCCCGACCAAACCACCCGTGCTGGCGGGGGCTGGCGCGGGGGTAGGTCCAGGCGCCGCCGCGGGAGCCGGTGCGGGCGCGGCCCCGCCAAGCCCCCTCTCTTGCATCCAAGCAACGTCCGTGGGGGAATAGCCTAGCGAGCCCAACTGCGCGCCAGTAACGCCCATGTTGTTCAGGATGTTGATGCGCTCTATCGGGTCGGTAATGGAGCCCCAGTTAGACGGCATCTTCAAGCCGAGGCGAGCGAACTGATCTTCCGGCCGTGACTGGGGCGCGGGAGCCGGTGCGGGCGCAGGGCTCATTCCTTGCGCCAAGTTGCGCAAGTAGCCCCAGTTTTCATCGGACTGCTCACCAAACACGCCTGCAGCAGATTGGCGAATCTGCGCGTCCGTCATACCAGTACCCAACAGGCGGTTGTAGTCCTGAGCCTTTTGCTGCGCCGTCGAACCTGCGGTGACGTTGAACGGGTTGTTGGGTACGGTAGTAGCCATGCGGAGACCTCAAACAAAAATGGCCCGCCGAAGCGAGCCAGTGAGAGCACTGCAGACGCAGTGACCCGCAGAAGATTGTAGGTGGAAAGCCAGCATTGTGATAGCTCCCTGTGCTACAAGAGAACGGCTTCAGCGTCGCGTCGTTTCACAAGCCCGGGCAGCACACGCCCACCGCCGCGCACCCAGAGCTTCAGTTGCTCCTTGGAGCCCTCCCAGTCCAGCGCGTCCACCCGCTTGCGCAGCGTGCTCCCCCTGTACCTGGCCACGCCCAAGTTGTACGCAAAGTCCGTCAGAGCGCCGAGGGCGCGCGGATGGGCCAAAAGGGCCGGAGACGCCTTCAACACGCCCGGCAGGTAGGTCACCCTCAGCTCGTGCATCAGCCAGGCCTCAGCGGTCTCCTTGTCGATCGGCGGGTCGTCCATCGACACCTTGCGCCCATCCGGCCTCCATACCGTGCCGTAGCCTTGGGTCGGGTAGCCGGCCGGGCAGATGTAGGGCTTCAACCGCAAGCCCTCAAACGGCCGGCACAGCGCAGCCGCAATGTCGACGGCCTCACTTACGGGTCCGCTCATAGACCCGCCCCACAAACCAGAACGACAAGATCATGTTGAAGACGGCCAAGTCGTCCGTGCCCCACATCGCGACCAACACTTCCTTCCAATTCCCGCCCTGCTCGATGGCGATCAAGTACGCCGCCACCTTGACCGCGACGAACAACCCGAGGAAGGCATAGGTCACTGTTGGCCGCACCAACGCAGAGATGGCAGAGACAAACCAGCCGGCGTTCTTGGCAGTCTGGCTTTGCTCCTTGAATGCCTCCGCCATGGTGTCCATCTCGGCCATCGTCATCACTGCCTCGGTCTGACGCATGGCGATCTCTCCGCGGATCTTGGCGAACTCCATCTCCGCGCCGACCATCGCAAGCTCGTGCTTGCGCTCATTGGCTCGGTCGAACAGCTTGAACGCCTCCGGGGCCAGACGAAGCAGGCCCCCGAAAACGCCCCCAAGCAAGGTTTCCAACATGGCTTACTTTCCGAAGAACTTGGACCCGAACTGCACCAGCGTGAAGAGCACAGCCGCGGCCGCCCACACGCCGACGCCCCTGTTGATCCACTGGTCGACCTTCTTGTCGGTCTTGTGGATCGCCTGGTCATGCACAGCGATGTTGGCCTCGCACTTGCCGATCCGCTCGCCCTGGCTCGACTGGCGCTCTTCGATGAGGATCAAGCGCTGAATCGCATCTGTCAGCTTGTCCACTTTCGCCTCGAGGCGTTGGAAGTCAGTGTCGGTCATGTTCATGGCTGCTTCAGAGAGTTGCTGCTTGAGTAAACAGTGCATCCAGCGCTGCATCGTCCAGCCCCAGCGCCGGGGCCAGTTGGATGACGAGCTGGCTGTCGCGCTTGACCTCGATGGCGTACTCCCACTCGATCTGCGCGGCCTCTTTCGCCGGGCTTGGCAGCGCGGCGATGGCGGCGCCCACGTCAGCCAGCTTGCCTGCCTGCAGCAAGGCCAGGCGGGCTTGGCGCATGCTGACCGGGGAGGGAATCACGACGGGTTCTGGCGTCGGCACCGGTGCGCTGAAGACACCGTCCGCGTAGGTCCATCCGTGCGTCACCTCGTCGGGCGCGGGGATGAACTGCGCGGCGTAGTCGGGTCGGAAGATGCTGAACGGATCGACCCGGGCGATGTCCGCGACGACGTTGTTTTTGAGGTAGACGTGAATCATGATGTGCTCCGTCAGGCGTAGATGAGGACGATGGCCGGGCCGCCGGTGCCTTGTGTAAAACCGCTCCCGTTAGACACCGAGCCTCCACCTCCGCCGTACCCCCCATTTCCGCCAGTGTTTGTTGTATTTGCATCGCCGGCCCCGCCTCCGCCGCCACCAAGCCCGCCATCGCCACCATAAGAGTCGGCGCCGCTAGTAGACGCACCCCCCCCGCCGCCGCCGAGGCCGCCGTTCCCCCCGAACGTCCTGTTGTTGCTGCGCGCTCCCCCACCGCCGCCCCCGGGACCCGCGGATTCTCTCGTAGGGACCGCGGCCGAAGTTGACATTGGGTCGGAGCCAGCCGTGCCTGGGCTTACACAAAAGGCCAGCAGAGGGTCCGAATAAAGATTGCCAAAACTTCTTCCAGGTCCCGGTCGCCCGAAGGATCCGGGCCCGCCAGCTCCGCCCCCTCCTGAATTGCCCTGGGAAGCACCGGCCCCGCCGGAGCCCCCTCCTCCAGATCCCAAATTCGCACCAGTGCCGCCACCCCAGCCTGCACCGCCAGACGCTCTATTCGCCCCTGCGGTGTACCCCGCTCCAAGCGGGGACCCGCTGCTGCTGCCGCCGGCCCCCAGAGTGCCGGACCCATTGCCGCCGGAATAATTTCCGCCGTTTGTCACAGACGCATGCTTAGATGCGGTGCCGCCCGTAGCGCCGCCAGCAGTGCCGTCGCCTCCAGGATTTGCCGTTAGCATGGTTACGGCGTTATAGGTAACCGTAGCGATTCCCGACGATATGCTGACGGACACTGTAGACCCTGGGGTCACCGCAATATCACCGTAAGCGCAACCGCCGCCCGCGCCCGGGTAGCTGCTGGCGGCATCTCCTCCCTTTCCGAACGCATAGGCGCGGACAGACGCCACCCCTGCGGGGACTGTGTAGCTGCCTGTTGAAGTGATAGCTGTCCAGGTCTTGGTCGCAGACATCCAAACAGCAGTGTTGCCGTCGGTGCCAAGAAACTTACCCGCGTTCCCAGACTGACTGGGGAACGGCGAACTCCACGAGGCGTTTGTTCCGTTTGTGCTCAACACAAGGCCCGCGTTGTTCGCTTGCGCGGGCAAGTAATCGTCGATGGGAATTTTGGCCGTGCCGTTGACCAGGATCTTCGTCGTGCCTTCAGCCCGCCCCGCCAAGGCGTAGCCTGTGTTGGACGACGTCAGCGTGCCGTTGTAGTTGACGTAGTACAGCGTGCCATCGACCAGGCCCGTGCGGTTACCGTCGATACGCCCACCGATGGCGACCTTGACCGTCCAGCCAGTTGTGGCCGCGTTCTGGGCGAAGCCAGCGAACGACCCGGCGTTGGTGACCTTGTTCGAAAAGATGAACCCGAAGGTCGTCGTTGTGTTGCGCTGCCTGAACGCGAACACCGACTTCCCCTGCACGCTGTTGTACGCCCCGGCGAGGTACGGGTCCGAGCCGCCCGTCTGAGTGTCGACAGTGCTGGCAGCGCTGTACGAGATCGAAGTGCCGGACACCGTGCCTACCTTGACCTGCACACTAGCGGACGTTGCGAACTGCACAACAACTTGATCGGACCCGCTGTCGTAGGTGAGGCCCGGCGTCACCGCAGACATCGTCGTTGCGATGAAGTTGGCAGGCGTGCCAAACGTCAGCGTAGTCCCCGACACCGAGGCCACGACGCCCACGCCGTTGTTCGATGCGTCCCGGTACACGACAACACTCTTGCCGCTGCCGACGAACGCGGCGTTCACCCACGTCGCGTTTGCCGCCAGTTGCGTGTGCGAACCAAGAGTGATCGTTGATCCAGACACCGTCCCGACCACGCCCCTCAGGGCAGACTGGTTGATGTCCCGGTAGAAGATGACCGTCTTGGAGTTGGTCGAGTCGTAGACCACGCTCGAGTACGAAGACGTCGACGCAGCCGCGGGCAGCGTGACCGCCGACCCACCAAACGAGATGGCTGTGCCAGAGACCGTGCCGACGATGACGCTGCTCTGGCTGTTGACGGTGTTCTGGTACGCGATGACAGGCCTGCCTGCCGATGCGTCAAACGCCGCTGAGCAGAAGGCGGTAGACGCCGTGTTGAAGACCTGCGCCGAGCCGAACGTGATGGTCGTGCCCGACACCGTACCGACGATGGCCGTGCCGTAGCTGCTGTTGCCTCCGTCCTGGTAGGCAATTATGATCTTCTCGTTGACGCTGTCGTAGGCCGCGCAGATGTGCGCCGTCGTCGCGCTGCGGAACACCACCGGCGTGCCAAACGTCAGGACGGATCCAGCCTGAGTGGCCACCACGGCCGTGCCGTAGTTGCTGTTGTCCGCGTCCGCGTAGACGAAGACGTACTTGTCCTGAGCGACGTGGTAGGCGCCCGCTAAGTAGGTGGAGTTGGTGTCGAACGAGACGTTGCTTCCGACAAACGTCCCCGCGCTTTCCCCCACCACTTCTACCTGGCCGTCTGTGCGCAGCGCCACCGAGGCGCCCAGGCTGATCGTGCCGGCCGCCGTGAACTCGGCGCCCGTCCAAGGGTCGCCCCACGAAGCAGTGGTGCCGTCGGTGGTGACGAACTTGCCTGCGTTGCCCAACTGAGCCGGCAGCGCGGAGCTGAATGCCGTGGCGGCCACAAACGCGGTCGAAGCAATCTGCGTGGAACTGGTCCCAGGCGCAGCCGTAGGCGTCGTCGGAACGCCCGTCAGCGAAGGACTGTTCAGCGTCAGGTTGTTGAGGCTGGCAACAGCCTCAAGCCCGCTCTCGTCGGCCTTGACGGCCACCAAGTTGTTCGCGTTTCCCGCCAGCGTTGGCAGCTTGTCAAAGCCAGCCTCAATGAGGTCAAGCTCAGCGCGAAGCTGAGCGGAAGACCCCGGCGCGTTGGGCGTGGGGAACGTGGTGTGGTCGTAGTACGGGTTGGTCATCAGCGGAGTCCCCGACGAATTGTGTAGTGAACGATGATGGTGTTGACCGTGAAAGGCTTGATCAGGTCTGACACGCTGGAAATCCGAATGGCCATATTCTCTGCCGTTCCACTGACCTCAATCTCCGAGGGCGAAATGTCGGATCCATCCCAGACAAAGTTGTCCCACACCATGGAGTCCCAGTAGCTCGAGCGCAGGTCGGCCGTGTAGCCCGCATCCTGCGGCTGTGGCACCTCTGGCCTTCTGTAGCCCAGGTCATAGCCAAACTCGATCTCTGCGTAAGCATCCCCCGAGAGCTCGACGCTGGCGCGCCGGAAGCGCTTCAGGATCCGCGGCGACTTCATCGAGTTGTAGACCAAACTCAGGCTGGCCGGGATGGGGTCTCCATCGAAGCTGGTGCCGGAGTCCAGTTGATAGACAAACCCGTCATCTGAACCGAAGAACGAGACCGCCCTGCCAGATGCACTCTCTCCTTCCGTGCAGCAGACAACCTGGTCCTGAAACTCGACTGGCATGGACCCCAGCAGCTTGCCGTTGACCATCGTCATGTAGATGGCCGCGCCGTCGGAGAAGAACACCCGGTACTGCCCCTTCTCGCGATTGACAGAGCTGGCCGTGGCCAGGTTGATTCGATTCTCGAGGTAGGGCCGCAGGTTCATGGTCAGCGCTGCGGGCAAGAAGTTGCCGAAGTTCAGGCTGGTGCCCAGCCCCATGATCCCGCGATCATCGAGGACGTAGGCCTGGTCTAGGCTTTGGGCCGTGTACGGCACTGCACCGGTGCCGGTGTTGAAGGTCGAAAGAGCAAAGTTCGCCTCGCTCGTGCCGTACAACACCGAGGTGTCGCGCCTGGTGTAGACGCCCAGCGCGCCGCTGGACTGGTCGCCAGGCAGCGGTATCAGGTTGGTGATGGGCGCGTTCATCGCGATCTCGCCCGCGCCCAAAACAGGATCCCATCGGTACGGGAAACCGATCGCCGAGAACTGCAAGGACGCCCCAAACGACAGGAACAGGTGCTGCTTGTGGGCGGCGATGTGGGTCGGCTTGTCAGTGGGCATCGTCGTTGCGATGGGCGCAAATACCGTCCCGTCGAACTCAAACGCACGGTTGACACTGTCGCAGCCGTACAGGCGGTAATTGGCGTCGCCGCCACCGAAGTTGCCGATCACAGTCTCGTAGCGACCGTTGGGCAAGAGGGTGATCTGAGTGGCCGCCCCGCCCGCGTGCGCGCGAGTGGTTCCTGCAACTCGAAGATGCTCCGGCGCGGCAAACGTCCCTGAGGTGCTGGAAAGAATCAACCTGCCAGTTGCGCCCGACCACGATGTGCCGTTTTCAACAACAACGCGGGCTACGACACCCGTGGCTCCGCTTGTTTGCCCAGTGACCGTGTCCCCTTCGGCGATAGCTGTGCCTGTTCCACTATTGAACGCAAGCTCAAAGCCCAATGCAACTGCCGCCCACCCGCCACTTGTGGCCCTGAACATCGCCGCGCTGGCGTTGCCCACCACGTTGCGCCAGGCGTAGACGTCGCCCTTGTAGATGGCCACACCAAGGATCGACCCAGAACCAGGGACGGCCTGGATGTCTGCGCGGTAGTCGTCGGCAGCCAGGTTCAGGTACTGAGCATCGGTCAGTCCATTGGCGGACACGCCCTGGATCGACGTCACCGAGGCCTGCACAACCGCGCCGACCGTGATGTTCTCGCCGGACACGAAGTTGCCCACCTGCCGAGTCACAACGACGTCAGACCCGCTTCTTGCGATGACCTTGCCAGTCGCGCCGGAGGTGGCGCCCGCCACGGTGTTGCCCAGCGAGATGGCTCCGGTGATCGCGCAGGTCAGGATGTTGTAGAGCGCCGCCGAAGGGCTCGGGCGCCCGTCGTAGCGCTCGTACCCGGCGATCCGGGTGTAGCCGCCATTGACGTTGCACTCGAAGTTCGCAGCCCTGCGAGCAAAGCCAGGCGGAAGCACCAGAGTCGGCGTCACCTGATCCAGGCCTCCTCCGAGGCGGATCAAGTCGTACTGAACGCGAGGGAGTTGAGCCTGGGCCATGGTGAAGACTTAGCCCAGGGGATTCCCCAGGTACAGCTCAGGGAGCTGCTCTCGCTCAAGCTGATTGCGCAGCCTCGAGAATTGCGTGGTGCCGCGGGACAGCACCTCAGGAGCAGCCTCGTACAGGCCGTAGTACTCCATGGCCTTGTAGACGATCGCCAGATGCAGGTGAGTCGGCAGGGCCGGCGTGTCAGTGTTCGCGGTCATGGACACCGGCAGGATCTGGTACTCGCCGCTGATCTGGTAGATGTCGTCAGGGATCTGGCCCAGCATGACCTTCTTGTCGTTGGGCATGATCGCAAAGACCACCGGCCGGCCGTTGACCTGCACGTTGAAGCGGTAGGTGTTGCGGAAGACTTGGTACTCCCACTCCACCAGCCACTGCTCGTCCTGCACCCCGATGCTCTTCTTCTGGCATCGGAAGGTGTCCTTCCACCAATACCGCAGATCAGTCATCAAGGCGCTGGTGACCGTATTGGTCACGGCGTTCGGATCGTAGTTGCCGGTGCCGGCGACGGTCTCGAACGTGAACGGCTCGCGCATCCAGTTCCAGTTGTCGTGCATGCCCTGGATCTCGACCCATGCGTCGTTGGTCCAGTTCACCAGCTTGGCGTACATGCCAGTCTGGCCGGTGACCGACGCCGGGCCGCCACCAGTCACGCCGCACTCGACGGCCAGGCGTTGCGCGAGCTGCAGGTAGTTCATCTATCAGACCGGCTGCGACAAAATCTTCTTGAGCCAAGGCACGCCCATCCGAGGGTTCGGGTCGTGCATGACCTGGAAGGGGTAAGTCAAAGACAGCACGTTCTCCTCTTGGAAGCCCATGCTGCCGTCTGGCGCAACGATCTTGCGCTGGCGCACACGCGACTGCTTGG